AGACCTATCATCATCGCTATTACCAATAGCACCACCAAAAGTTCCAGTCAAACTAGAACGCACCCAAAAAGAAAGTGAAAGTGTTCTTGCACTTGCTTTCCCAAAATTTGCAGGAATAGTGTTAAAGCCTTCAATTAGCTGACGAATACATAACTGTTGATTAGTTGTTAAGTCAGCGTCAGCAGTTGTAGTTGTTACCTTAAGACTTGTTTTGAAATTATCTGGGGCTTCTACAATTTGTTGTGCTGAAAACACACCGTCAGAAGCATGTACCACTTGGAAGCGATCGCAAACAAATGATCCATTAGTCCCGACTGGAGAACTATCGTTTCTTTGATCTAACCCCATAGCCCCATTGATGATGAGGTTCCTGTTACTTAGCGGACCAGCAGTGGGCAACTGCTGACCGTCAATCGTGACGTGACCGTCATTATCAATCGACACACCCCCATCAGTTGTGGAGGTGTTCTCAATTCGGTTTACTTTAATTGTGCTCATATCAACCCTCCGGTTTAGTAGGCCAAACAGGGTTGGCTGGATCAGTAGTGTTTGCAGGTAGATCCCGCAAGGCTTGGCGGTAAGCAGACATCTCAGTAGTCAGAGTGCTGTCAGACAATGCCAGGTAATCGGTTTCAGCGATAAGGCGGTTACGCTTACGACGTAGTTCTTTCCAAGGTTGCTCCGCTTCAAGACGTGCAATCTCTGCTTGGATTTCTGCTTCTGTGGGTTCTGCTTGATTTGCATCAATCCACTCTAATTCATTGCCACGCAAAATCCATTTTGCACCAGGATTCAAAGAAAGAATTGCATCTGCTTTGCTAATCATGCTGCCACCTCCATGAGAATCATGGTAGACGGTTTGCTATCTAATTGAGCCGTTATAGTACCCCCTGAATCGAATGTTTCAACTTGAGTTTTATATACTATAGTGCTAGTTGTAGATGGGCTGTCTAAATATGTTAAATTTGTAAGAAAACCAAAACTTAAATCGTTTGTTCCAGAGTTACCCAAATACAACCCTGGGACATAAGCTCTTCCACCACTAATAGGAGATGGTGCGTAAATAGCAACTTCTCCGCTTATATCTCGAACAAGTCTATATCCGCCGTATTGATAAAATGAATTACGACCATAATACAAAAGTTGCGTTACAGAAATTAAAATTTTGCTAGAAGCAGAGCTTGGTGTAATTGTTGCAGTTAATCCTGTATTTGCGTAAGTTGTAGCAGAGAAAACTGTTGGCGTTGAGTAAGTATTTTGCACAACCTGCAAGATATTTCCAGCACGCTCAAGGCGGTCAAGCGTGCCAGCAGAGGTGGGAAGCAGTACGCCAGATACGTCTGACCCAATAGCGTCGGGAACGTCCAGTTCAACCGAACCAGACGTTGCTCCGTTTAGTTTGAGTCCCATCACTCACCTCCGCCAGGAAGCTCCTGAGCAGCGATCATTGCGTTGTAAGCATCTACAACTTCAGTAGTCCACAGTGCAGTAGCAACTGCCTGCATTTCAGCGCACTCACCAGTCATGTCAGAGCCAGGGGTTTTGACGTGGCGGTGGTAAGTACGACCCACCTCTTTGCCATCCTTTTCAACGATGTCAGCACGACGGCATTGAAGGATGTTGTAGGGAGGGATGATTTCGATTTTGTGTTCGTGTCGTTCGGTAAAAGCCATTTTAAGATAATCCGTTTGTAATTAAATAGGTTTAATGGGTTTAGTTTTGAGCCGTTGCGGGCTTAGTCAAATTCAAACTCTGTAAACAATGCTAATAAAGATGTCAGTCCCGCCGCTAGTAATGTCATTGACGTTAGTACCAGAGTCACCTCTATCATCACCTACCTCAAAAATTTCCATATAGTCAGCGGTATTACTGATAAGTGGCACCAATCCGTCAGCTGCATCATTGACATTCCATGAGTCATATCTCATTGTTCCTGTTGATCCAGTGCCGGCAGCCGCAGCAAAAGGAAGACCAGCAATTTCCGCGCCGCCAGAGCCAGCCGGGTTTGCGGTAATGTTGCTCATTTGAATATCAATTGAAACCCGGTTTCCAATTTTCGTGTAAAAACCGTTAAAAGTCCCGGTGTAAGTTCCTGCTGTGGTACTACCTCTAAAAACAGGAGTAAACTCGCCTTCCTCGTAATCATCAAGCAGCTCACTGATGTTTGTAGCGCCAGTTCCATCAGCAGTAGCACTAAAGTCAATGCCGTGCCCTGCTGCCATTACGACGTTACCGTCAGAGACGGTTAGACCGTTTCCGACAGTAACTGAGCCAGTAGCTGTAATATCTTGAGCCGTCAGATCATTAGTTCCAAGGCTCAGATCACCTGTCAATGTGCCGCCACTTAGCTGCAGGTAATCTGTGTTAGTTGGCCAGACATGTGTCTTCCAAACTCCGTCAGTGGCATTATAAATGTATTTTACGCCAGTCGTAGTATTAGTGAATACGTCACCGTCACTAGGACTGGCAGGAAATGTGATTGCCATAAGCTATTCGGGTTGTTGTTGTTTTTGAGCCGTTGCGGGCTTAAGTTGTAATTAAATAGGTTTAGATAGCTGTAATGTAAGTAAATGAGAGATAAATTTCATCATTATCAGCCAAATCACTTACTCTAAGTCGATCCCACGCGGCATTATTGGCAGTTCTGTAAAAAGCAAGGACTGATGAATTAGGACTTAGATACGCTCTAAGTCCGGTGTCTCCATCGTTTACATTACCTACCATAGGTGAACTACTATGTGAGTTTGTCGAGTTGCTTGGACTAGGCGCACTAGTAAACGGTAAATTGATGACCACATAATCGGTGTTTGAGGTGATAGTACCTGCCTGGGCCAAACCGTTTACATAAACTAATCTTCCAATTTTAGTATAGTGCCAGGTTCTAAAATCATTATTCCAGGCAATACCTGTTTGATTATTTATTTCAAAAGTCCCCTCTTCATAATCATCTAGCAACTCACTGGTCATTCCAGCAGCGTTAGCGTCAGCGCTAAAATCAATACCATGACCAGCCGCAACAATCAAATCACCATCGGTAATATCAAGGTTACCATTAACAACCTTTACTTCATTAGTACCAAATTGCAATCCAGTATCGGTATCACTAGCAGAAGTGATCGCTGGACTTGCTACGGTGTTATCACCGCAAATTCTAATAGACATAATTAAACAACAACCCAAGTAGATCCGGCACTAATAGTTACAGTAGCTCCGGTGTTAATAGTAATAGGACCAGCCGTCATTGCATTTCGACCAGTTGCAATGGTGTAGTCAGTAGTGACTGCCTGATCATTTTCGTGGAATACTTCATCACTTCCACCACCTTCTGCAGACTTTGGATTCTGCTGCGGTACAAGTGGAATCCACTGTGCTTGCTCGTCTACACCGCCTTGGTCTTGGATGTAACGGATGTAGGGAATGCCTTCGTCTTCATCCCAATACACATCACCTTGCTGTGGAGCTGGAGACGTGGGAGGAGCAGAAAGGACATTAAAACCACCGCCACCAATTGCACCCCAGGCTGTACCGTCGTAACCCTCAAACTGTGTCAGAGAAGTGTTAAAACGAATCATGCCCTGAGCAGGGGTACCATCACGCTCACCAGTAGTACCAACAGGAAGTTCAGCAGAACCAGTAGAAGAGGTTTCACTTACAAAACCGGTGTCTACGTAGTTCTTAGTAACAGCGTCTTGTGCGCTAGTTGGGTCAACAACGTTAGTAATTTTATTGGTTTGTACGTTAATGTCACCCGTAGCATTAAGCTTTAGATCACCAACACTATCAGTAAGCTCATTGCCGTTCATATCAAGTGGAGCACCAAGCTGTGCATTACCACTCAAGTCAACGTTCAAAGTGCTAAGGTCTACTTGGAAAGCACCAGCATTAACACTAAAGCTACCAGTCTGTTGATCAACAACAAAGAAACCTCCAAGGCTAAACTTACCTTTGTGGTCAGTAATAGCAGACCAAACCTTACCGTCGTTTAGTTCTTTAACTTGGTTAGCATCAATTGGTACACCACCATTTTCAGGCAATGCACTGTAGTTAGTACCACTACCAACATACTCCATCGTATGACCGCTAGAAGCAATCATAGAACGAAGGTAGAACGACACAGCAGCATCATCACTGACTGCACCATTAAGACCAAGGTTGCTTGAAGCGTCGTTAGGATCAGGGCGACTGATTGTTACTGTCCAACCATTACCTCCTTCACTATCAACACGTGCAACAGCACTAAGCACAGGATAAGTAACACCATTCACTTCAACAAGCATGTTGTCTTGTGGACGGGTTGCATCACCATGCCAACCAGCTGCAGCAACAGGTTCGTTGATGTTAAAGGTAATGTCATTATCAGCTGCTGCAAGGTCTACATTAGAAGTAAATACAGCAGAAGGTGAACGACCATCAGCAATCAAAGAGAACCGACCAAAGTCAGAAGTAGAGGCTGCAAGGTTAGCTTGACCACCATTAATACAAGCAATATGGAAATGGTTGAAGAATGCATAGCTAGAAGTTGCTTGCACGTAACCATTATTGGTAACAAAGATACCAGGACCATCTAGTCCAACATGGGTGTAGCTATCACACACCATAGAACGTAGTGGAGAGGTGCTAGCAACAGTAGAACCATCAACAAGCAAACCACCACCAGTTGGTGCAGAATCGGTATCACCACCACCACCACCAGCAGGTGTGATTGCATTCAAGTTAGTGTTGTCAATCTCAGAGTCAGAGAAGTTAGTACAGTTCTGAATATAAGGAGATTTGAAGATTTCAGCACCACTAAAGAATGCAAAGTTCCAACCTTGAGTAGGTGGCAAACCGTGAGTAGCATCAGTATAAAGTGAACCTGCAGCACCACGTGCACCGCTTGCCTTCATACCAGTCAGCGTCAGGTTAGCGATGTAAGAACCACTATTAACTTCAAACAATGTGTTGGTTTCAGTTGCTTGAGTTGGGTGTACAATACAGCTACGAAGTGCTTGACCAATAATAGAAACGTTCTTTTTAGTAATTTGGATTGGTGCAGCTTCTTGATACACACCAGCAGCAACAATAATAACACTACCATCACCATAGGTAGCATCAGCGTTGACTTGGTTTACAGCTGCTTTAATAGTAGCTTTAGGGCGGCTGATGCGGTGACCGTCGTAAGCGTCATCACCACTAGTTGCATCAACATAGACAACCTTAGGTTGGTTAGTAAAGGTACCACCAGAAGTGATACCAACCCAAGCACTACCATTCCAAACAGAAAGGGTTAGGTCATCATCAACGTCAACCCAAACACGACCTTTACCGACACCATCTGTAGGTGTTGGAGTAGTGTTTTGTACGTAGTTTTCAAACCGACGAATAGCAGCAGATGAAGTAAAGATTGTATCATCACTACCAGCAAGGTCATAGTCTGCTACTTGATCAGCTAGTTGAACCTGATCTGCATCTTTAATCTTATCAAAGTCGATCGTATCATCTGCAAGACCAAGAGTAATGGTACCGTCACCATCGTCAGTAACGGTAATACCAGTACCATCAGTACCAATGTCAGATGTAATTACACCATCAATGTAATCATCAATAGCAGCAGTAGTTGCGATTGTAATGTCATTATCAGGCCAAGCCTCACCACTTTGAATCGTTTCTGTATTATCGTTAAAAAACTGTGCCTCAATAGCAGCGGTAGTAGCAATTTGGGTATCGTTGCTAACCCACGCTTCATCACTATGGATGGTGTCAATCTCTTTGTCCCAAGTATTATTTGCAATCTCTTGGACAGCAAAGTTATTTTGAGTGAAGTTGTCGTTAAGATCCTCTGCTTTAATAGCTGATCCTGCAAAGAAGGTAGCCTTCAATGTGTCAATATCAGTATCACGGAAGATACGGATTAGTTCACTTGCACTAGGAGTTTTGGTGGTAAATTGAATCGAAGTGGCTGTTGGAAAAGTATATTCAGTTGTTGATTGAGTGACGCCATCAATGCTGACTTTAACGTCACTCTGCTCAATGTATTCAAATGTAAAAGAAAATGGACCTGTTGATCCATTACCATTAAAAGTATTTTCAGTTGTAGCCATAACGCTTTAATTACCGGTTTGCATAATTTCTAAGGGGCTTTAATCGTTCTTGGACTAATGCCTGGCGCCTTTGTGCTTCTGCGATGTCACCACGCTTCATAGCTTGGTCTACCCAACTTTGACCTTGTGTTAACTGACGAATATCTGCATATTTATCGTTCCTTTCAATCTCAAATTCAGCTGCTTCAATAGCAGACCTCATCAGTTGATTTAATTCTGTATACACAGGCAATTTTTGTGCTTTCAATTCAACTTCAGCTTGGTTAGCAAAAGGATTATTGCGAGCTGCACGTAAATCATTCAGTTCGTCGTTGTACCTTTTGTTTTTACTAAACTCTTCTACCTTTTTCCATAGTTCCATTTTACCAATGATGTGAC